GATCGTGGAAAGAAGAATCTTTATTATACGGCAGCAGAGTCGCTTAATAATTTAGTGTCTGCACTCAAATATATTACACGCTAATCTGCTATACTTATACTAATAGAAACGAGTAAAAAAATGACAAAAAGTTTATTACAGCAGATTATGGTTAAACAGGAAAAGCCACCAGTACACTCAATAGATGTTGCTGGGCTGACTGAAAAGATTCAGTCTGGATATATTGTAAACCGAATTGATAAGCAAACACAAAAGAAAACATTTGCCCCATCCACAATTGCCTATGGGCATGGAGAGTGTCCAAGATATTGGTATCTTGCATTTGATGGTCAGATGTTTGAGGATGATGCAACACCATACAGTGCAGCGAACATGACTGCAGGAACAAAGTCTCACGAAAGAATTCAGGAAGCAATGAAAAATGTTCCAGATTTTCTTGTAGACGAAGAGTTCAAGATAACATATTCTGATCCACCAATCTTTGGTTACGGAGATGTTATGGTTAATTGGCAGGGAGAAGAACTCCTTGGCGAAATTAAAACAATGATGAATGAAGGTTTTGAATATCGCAAGGCTCACATGAAGCCTAAGACTGGGCACCTTGTTCAGTTGCTTATCTATATGAAGATTCTTAAGAAGGCAAAGGCTGTTCTTATTTATGAAAATAAAAACAATCATGAGTTGCTTATTCTTCCAGTAGAAGTAAATGATTATTATCGTCGGTGGGTAGACCAGACGTTTGAATGGATGAGATCAGTTCGTAAGGCTTGGGTCGACAGAACCCTTCCTGAAAAGAACTATCGCTCAAATTCAAAAATTTGCAAATCGTGTCCAATTAAAAAGGCATGTGCAGAGGCTGGTAAGGGAGACTTAAAACTAAAGTCCTTGGAGCCGATAGATGAAGCATTGTCAATGGTGTGATAAACAATTTAATACAGATATAACATATCAAATATATTGTTCGTCAGAGTGTAGAGACATGTCAACAAAAGAAAAAATTGCTGCAAGGTATATAATTTCTAGAAGACAAAAAAGAAAAGGCAAAGATAGAAATTGCAAATCATGCAAAGAACCTTTGTCAATATATAATGACGAAACTCTTTGCGTAAAGTGCAATGTAAATCCATCAGACGTAGCAAAAGCATTAAAAGAAATTAAGGATAATCTAAAGTGAAATTAGCAGAGGCAATAGGAACTAAACTTCCAAAAACTATTTGTGCTATTGATGCCAGCACTAACAGTCTTGCCTTTGCTATTTTTGATACACAGGAAAAAACATTAAAATCCGTAGGCAAGATTAACTTTAAAGGCAAGGACACTTATGAAAAGGTTATGGATGCTGGACAAAAGGTAAAGGCCTTTCTTGATATATACGAAGGGTTTGAGGCTATCGTTATTGAGCACACAGTGTTTATGAATAGCCCTAAGACTGCTGCTGATCTTGCTCTTGTACAAGGCGCTATTCTTGGAGCAGCAGGACAGTCTGGTACGAAGGTTATAGGAAAGGTAGCGCCAATTACTTGGCAGAACTTTATTGGAAACAAGAAGATATCTAAAGATGAAAAACTATTTATTAAGTCACAAAACCCAGGGAAGTCAGAGTCATGGCTTAAGTCTTATGAGAGAGAACTAAGAAAGCAAAGAACAATTAGTTTTATTAACATGCAATACGACAGAACAATAACAGACAACGATGTCGCAGATGCCTGTGGTATTGGGCACTGGGCAATTAAAAATTGGAATAAAGCAGTAGGGGGGACTGAATAGTGCCAGAGTTAAATGCAAACATACCACCAATAGAATGTTATGTTCGTGGAAACTTTTTAAGAGATCAGGAAGATAGTCATGACCAATACTTTCCATGCGTTATATTTGGAGTGTCAAGCGTTAAGGGAAGAAGCCCTTTGTTTCATTTCTTGATGGAAGACGGTGGTCTGTGGTGGAGAATGCCAATCAATGCTTTTTGTACAAAGCCAGGAGTTCCAGAAGAGCCAATCTATAATCTTGTTTTGTGGAATTCTTTCAGCCCCTATATATCTGTCACTAAGTTTCAAAACTTAACTAATATGAGGATGTCTTATCTTAACAGAGAAAAAGAAAATGTTCCTGGCAAGTATCTGTTTACACTTGACTGGCACAATCCAGAATCAAATATTTTAGATGACGGGTATTCTGAAAACCCAGGTCAACATAAATGTGGTCACGTAATTCAAAGAGATGATGGTAATTTTGCCATACAGCCTAACAACAGAGTTAAATTATATGAGCCTTCATTTGTAACAAAGAAAAGCCTATTGCTTCACAGGCTTGTCAATACAAACAAATGGGATGTTGAAAGTTATGACAAGTGGGTCTTAGAAGATTCAAATGCCTATAACTATGACATTTTTGAGAAAGGGGTTGACAATTAATACCGTGGGTGCTAAACTATATACAAGCGAAGTCTATATGCGTAAGAGATATCTTGTGGATAAAAGGACTCCAGAAGAAATTGCTAAGGAGTGTGGTGCTAGTGTTGAGACCATCTATGTCTACCTTGCAAAATTTAAATTAAGGAAATCAAAGCGATGAAAAAGATTAAGTATATGCTTTTTATATTATCATTAGTAGCAGCAGTTGGTATCTCCTATGCCACTGCAACACTGCGTAATATGCCAGAAGCGTTTGACTGGGAGGAAGATGATGAGTGAAAACCTGAACATAACGGTTGACCAAGTTAACCACCCAACACACTACACAACAGATCCTTCTGGGGTGGAATGTATTCAGATTACACGCCATCGCAACTTTAACATTGGCAATGCTTTTAAGTATCTTTGGAGAGCGGGTATCAAGGATGAATCAAAAACTATTCAGGATCTTGAGAAAGCAATCTTTTATATTAAAGATGAGATCAATAGATTAGAAGGTAAGTATGTCAACTGAAGATGATTTAGTTAAGCACCTTGACCAGGTTAATCAGGTAGTAGAAGAATACCTAAAGGGCAACGATCCAACAGCAATTTCAAAGCAACTTGATATACCAAGACAAAGAGTGGTTACACTTATTAATGAGTGGAAAGTCATGGCATCTGCTAACGATGCTATCCGTGCTCGTGCTAAAGAGGCATTAGCAGCAGCAGACACACACTACAGCAAGTTAGTCTCTCGCACGTACGAAGTTATTGATGAGGCATCAATGACAAATAATCTTAGTGCAAAGACTGCAGCAATTAAACTTGTAATGGACATTGAGTCTAAGCGTATTGATATGCTACAAAAGGCTGGACTTCTTGAGAATAAAGAACTTGCTGAAGAGATGATGGAAATTGAAAAGCGTCAAGAGATTCTTGTTCTTATTCTAAAAGATATTGCCTCAGAGTATCCACAGGTTCGTGATGAAATTATGCGTAGACTTTCTGCATTTGCAAAAGACAATGAGGTGATTACAGTTGTCCACGATGTTCAATGAGTTTCTTGAAGCACTACAGGACGATCATTTTAATGAGATACCAGTAGACGCAAGAACATTTGTTGAAGGTGAAGCATACCTTGGACAGCCACCACTGTCTGACATTCAGTATGACATCGTAGAGGCCATGAGCCAGATCTATCGCAAAGAAGATCTCATTAATATTATGGGAGAAGAAGAAGGAACAAGATACTACGACAAGTATACTAAGAACGAGATTATTCTCCAACTTGGCAAGGGATCTGGAAAAGACTTTACATCAACCGTAGCATGCTCATACATCGTATACAAACTTCTATGCCTAAAAGACCCAGCAAAATATTTTGGTAAGCCCTCTGGAGATGCTATTGACCTAATCAACGTTGCTATTAACGCCCAGCAAGCAAAGAATGTTTTTTTTAAAGGTTTTAAAACCAAGATTGAAAAGTCTCCATGGTTTGTTGGAAAGTACAATGCTAAGGCAGACTCCGTTGAGTTTGATAAGTCTATTACAGTTTATTCTGGACACTCAGAAAGAGAATCACACGAAGGTTTAAACTTGTTACTTGCAGTTCTTGATGAGATTTCTGGTTTTGCTTCGGAGATTGGAACAGGAAATGATCAAGGTAAGACTGCAGATAATATCTATAGAGCATTCCGTGCTTCAGTAGACTCTCGCTTCCCTGACTTAGGAAAGGTTGTTTTGCTTTCATTCCCAAGATATCCAGGAGACTTTATTTCAGAAAGATACGATGCAGTGATTGCAGAAAAAGAATCAATTGAAAAGACTCATAGATTTATTATTAATCCAATTTTGCCAGAAGATGATCCAGATAACTACTTTGATATTTCTTGGGATGAAGATCAAATACTTTCATACAAATACCCAGGAGTGTTCGCATTAAAGAAGCCAACATGGGAAGTAAACCCTACTAGAAAGATTGATGATTTTAAGATTGCATTCTTGACAGACCTAGGAGACGCAATGCAAAGATTTGCTTGTGTTCCAACTTTTGCATCAGATGCATTTTTTAAGCAGTCTGAAAAAGTAAGAGCCTGTATGACATTAAGAAA